CCGCTTTAGCTCAGTTGGTAGAGCAACTGATTTGTAATCAGTAGGTCCGCGGTTCAAATCCGTGAAGCGGCACCATTTTTGAGAAGACTATGGATAAAGAAACAGAATTATTTTATAACACACATAAAGAAAAAACTTTTAAACTTCCGCACCTACCTAGTGATATGAATCAGAAAGATGGTGTTACCGTTTGTAAATGGGTAATACAACAAATGCTTTCTAACAAGATTGGTTTTCTTGAACTAGATATGAAGTGTGTTAATCAACATGACTACGTGGATCTTGCATTTAATTATAAAGCAAGACTAGAAGCAGATAGAGTTGCTACTAAGATGAAACCCTTACCATTGGGCGAAGTAGAAGGACTAACCTTATACAATAACAAATGGTTTGAGATGCCAGGAGCAGATGTTACGGAAATAGCTGACTGGTGGTTTAACAATTCAGCAATAGACAAACTTAACAAATTAAATATGTGGAATGTGAAGCCAGGTGGCTATGTTCGACCACATAATTTTAATATAGACAAGCCAACTGATAACGTAGATACACTAGATTTGATTGGCTGGCCTTTACCACTTATGACTTGTATTAACGAACCAGGATTGGATTGTCATACAGTAGTAGAAGACTTTGGTCTTGTACCTAATCAGTTAGGTAAGACATTCTTAATTAATCCAATTAAACTGAGATGTGTAGTAAACACAGGAGCAACAGACAGTATTCGTATGTATGCACACGGACAGATAGGTGTACAGTTCCAAAGGTTTTGTGATCTAGTTACTAGAAGCTACATTAGATCATTAGCAATACAAGACAGAGAGAAGGAGACAAGTGATGTTTAACTTGACACAACCACATTTAAATCAAAATCCTCCACCAGAGTATAGAATAGAAGATTGGGGTTTAACTGATGACGTGGTAGAAGAATTACATAATTGGGTTAAGGAGTTTAATCCTTTACAACGGGCAGAGTACTTAAGAGAAGGTGATGCCGAACACGATGACGACTTGCGTTCTACCGAAATAAGTTGGATTGACACAAGAACTAACCCTCGATTATATAATTTGCTAGGTACTGCAATACACCGAGCAAATGATGATTTGTATAGATACTCACTTACGTATTTGGAAACACTCCAATATAGTGTGTATAGTGCAGATAAGAAAGGACACTATTCGGTTCATTCGGACGCGGGGCTGAAAGGACAGAACAACGATAGTAGAAAGATTTCATTTAGTTGTTTACTAAATGATCCAAGCGAGTTTGAAGGAGGCGATCTAACATTGATGCCAGACTCGATTGGTTACCCTATCCAATTAAAGAAATATGAGATATGTTTCTTCCCTAGTTGGATGCCTCACAAGGTAGTACCGGTAACAAAAGGTACGAGAGTTTCATTGGTTGGTTGGGTACATGGACCCGATTTTGTGTAATTGGCAAACAACCACTTGACTTTATTAAACTTTTTTGTTATACTATTACTGTATTTGAAACTTAATTAAGGAGATATTACATGAAAAATACAATTCAAGATAGTGTATTGGCCGCACTTAAAAACGGTTCAGAACTAACTTCTGCTCAACTTAAGAGCAAGTTTAAAGCAGGTAACCCACAAGCGGTTATCCAATCATTGAGATTTGCAGGATACCCTGTGTACTTAAACACTACTAAGACTGGTGCTAGAAAGTACAGATTAGGTTCTGCCTCAAGAGCAGTTATTGCCGCTGGTTACAAAGCAATGGCTACTGCATCTAGAAGCTAATTAGCTTTACTTAAAAAGGGCGACTGTTTATTCAGTTGCCCTTTTTTTATGACTGAATAATAAATACAGTATAATGAAGATCTTAATCGCCTGTGTACTCCTTGCATTTATAATGAGTTGCTCCAGGCAGATTTCAAATTGCGAATTAACACCAGACGTAGACATCAAAATATCAAAGCCCACAGTAAAAGAAGTACAAGAGAATATTGTACCAAAAGCTACACTCGGCTGTAGTTTTTAATTGACAAATCCAAAATAATAAACTATACTATAAGCTACGGACCCATAGCTCAGCTGGATAGAGCGCCAGTTTGCGGAACTGGAGGCCAGGAGTTCGAATCTCTTTGGGTCCGCCAAAAAAAGACTTGACAAATGAATATATTGATTATATAATGTATATAATAATTAGGAAGAGGCACAAATGAGAACACAACCACAGGCAATCATAGAAAAACTAGAAGCAGACAATTCACGTCTTGCTAAAGAATCAATATTATTAGACGCAATGAACGAAGGACTAGATGAGTTCTTTGAAGGTGTAAAGATGGCACTTGATCCATTACACACATTTGGCGTTAAGCAAGTTCCAACCAAGGACACAGTAATTAGTGGACAAGGTTGTGAATGGAAAGTATTTGTAGAACTTGCAGATAAACTTAACAAAAGAGAATTAACTGGTCATGCGGCCAGAGATGCAATAAACCTTGTAATGAGTTCAGCGACAGCAGAACAATGGAATGGGTTTTATAGACGTATCTTAATTAAGGATTTACGTTGCGGTGTAAGTGAAAAGACTGTAAACAATGTTGCAAAGAAGAATAACTTTGACAAATACATTGTTCCTACGTTCACTTGCCAACTAGCACACGACTCAGCTAACCACGAAAAGAAGATGGTTGGTCCTAAACAAATAGAAATTAAACTTGATGGTGTTAGGGTGCTAACAGTTATCAAAGATGGTAAAGTAGAAATGTTTAGCAGGAATGGTAAGCAGTTTCATAACTTTGGACATATCATAGAAGAACTAGAAGCAGTATTAAAACAAAAGCCTGCTCCATATGATCTAGTATTAGACGGAGAGGTAATGAGTGCTAACTTCCAAGACCTTATGAAACAGGTACATAGAAAGAGTGGTGGTGTTGCCAAAGATGCAGTACTACATTTATTTGATATGATACCTTTAGACAAGTTCTTAGAAGGAAAGTATGAAGTAGAACAATCCAAAAGAAGTCAGTATGTATGGCATTGGGTAGAAGCTAATAAAGATGCCTTAGAGCACGTACAAGCACTGGACTGGGAAGATGTGGATCTAAGTAGCCCTGAAGGTCAAGATCGCTTTGTAGAGCTTAATAAAGCGGCTGTAGACGGTGGATATGAAGGGGTTATGATCAAAGATCAGAAAGCAGTATACGAATGTAAGCGATCTCATGCATGGTTAAAAGCCAAACCATTTATTGAAATTACATTAAAAGTAGTTGGTGTTGAAGAAGGCACTGGACGTAACGTAGGCAGACTTGGCGCAATCATAGTAGAAGGAGAAGACGATGGATACACTTATCACCTTAACTGTGGAAGTGGTTTCACTGACAGTCAACGTGATCAGTTCTGGGCTGACCGTGATAACCTCATTGATTCTTTAGTAGAAATAAGAGCAGATGCTAGGACAAAATCACAAGATTCAGACACTTACAGTCTAAGATTTCCTAGATTTAAGACATTTAGAAACTTCAGTAATGGCGAAAAAGTATAATCTAAAAAGTCATTTTTAGTTGACTTTTTATTTTTTTGCTATATAGTAACTGTATTACATAGATTTGTAGGAGATTGCAGACATGGCCAAATCGCTCTTAAAAGGAGCTCCTCGTAGAAAGAAAAGAGTTACGAGGCGAGTAAGTCAAAAGAATTACGAGCCAGATATATCTAATGCAAGTGAATTGGATGGTCCCAGTTTTGGGAGATTGAAGGATGCTTGTTATAACTTTTATCGAATGGAGTTTAAAGGTTCTGACTATAAGAAGTGGATTATAGAATATTGTAAGAACACTCCTGAATGGAAGAACAAGGTAAAAGTTATTTCTAAGAATCCAGACTGGCGTTATAGTCCTACACTTGGAACAAGTTGTAGGTTACTAAACAAAGGTTTTCCAAACATTCATGAAGCCTATGCAAAACATTGGTTAACACTCGCCGGCACCATGGGAGAAGTAAAACCGATGACTGATTTTATAAATAGAAATCTAAGTGAACTTGAAACAGAAGGTACAAAGGCACTTAAAGAAGTAAAGAAAAAAGAAGAAGTGGAAAAGAAATTAGAACAGAATAGACCAAACATACAACAAAGAATTCAAACACAATCAATTCTTATGTCAGCCGCTGTGGACGAATGGTTGGACAAGTGGGGAGATAATCCTAGCAAGTTTGATCCTAAAGGATTTAGAATTAGTAAACATCTAAATGATGTAAAGTGTACACAGGCACACGCAAGAAAGATAAAAGAGTTTTATTCTAGCGAAATTGCTGAATTTGAAGAAGTATTGAATCCTCCTAGCAAGGCTTCTCGTGAGAAGATGTCCGAAAGAGACAGAGACTATGCAGAACAATTAATTGAAGCATACGCAGACTTTGAAAAGAAAGATGTTAAGAAATACTTAGAAGCATTAATGTTATTCATGGGTGCATTAGATATTATCATTGACACAGCCAAAGCAAACAGGAAACCACGTAAACGAATCCGTAGCAAAGAGAAGATGGTTGCTAAACTTAAATTTAGAGTCAATGATGAGAAGTTCCAACTAGCAAGTATCAATCCGCAAGAGATTATAGGTGCTGAAGAGCTTTGGGTGTTTAACACAAAAACACGTAAACTAGGTAGATATATTGCTAGTAGCAAAGATCCACTACATCAACGTAGAGAAGGTACAGGATTGAGTGTAAAAGGAACCACTGTTATAGGGTTCAGCGAAGACGAATCCATACAAAAAACACTACGTAAACCAGAGGAAAAACTTAAAGAGTTTAAAGATGCTGGTAAGATTAAAATCAAGAAGTTCCTGGACGAGATCAATGCAGTAGACATCAAGCTCAATGGTCGTATCAATCCTGACACTATATTACTCAAGACATTAGACTAAACATTCGAGTTGCTCGTTTGATAAATACTTACATGAGCACAAATGACATCCAAGATTCTGAATTAAAAGCAGTAAAAGACGGTTTAGTTAAGCTAGGCGAGTCTATTGAAACTATTGCAAAACGTGAACTACCTAAGCCTGACTTTCAAAACAATGAGATAAGCGGTGATAAGATTCACGGTGGAACCATTACAGAATTTAGCACATTAGGAATACAAGACAAAGCTACGTCACTTCAATTAGTAGTTGAAAACGATCTTGTAACTACTGGCAATTTAAAAGTTGACTTAATTAAAGATACCCTTAAGGTAGAAGAAGACTTAGAAGTAGCAGGTACTATCAAAGCCTCTAAACTAGAAGTTAATGAAATCAAAGCTGATGTACGTAATGACAGAACAAGTCCATTAAACTTTGATTGTGAAAACGATACCTTATATGGTAAAGGATTAATGTGGACTGGATCAGGACATACCAAGCAATTAGTAATGCAGGGCAATCCAGATAGAATAATGTCAACTGAGATAGTAGATACTCTTAAAGAATACAGAATCAATAATGTTACTGTGCTTTCAGGAAATGAACTAGGTCCAGATATTACAAAATCTAGCATAAGAGAATTAGGCACAATTAAGAATCTAAGAACAGAAGGTAACTTCGTACTAGATCAATTTATATTTTACGATGGCGACCATATGCGTTTGGGCATTGGTGCTGACGCAGGCAATGGTCAACTTACAGTTTCAGGTAATGAAGTTGAGTTCATCGTTGATCCTGGATACGACACAGTAAAAGTTGGTGCATTCACTACAAGTGATATGGAACTTATTACTGATGACCAAACAAGAATTAAACTAAAATCAAACAATAGAATAGAAGTTGGTACTGATGCTGATTCTATTACTACTGTTAAAGGAAAACTAGGAATAGGTGTTGAGAATCCAGATGTATGTTTTAGTACATCAGGACCGATAAAGATCGAGAATAAAAAGATGCAGGTCTTAAACGACTTGCCAACTCAAGGCGTATATAGAAAAGGTGATGTGATTTGGAATGCAAATCCGACTCCAACAGGATACGTTGGGTGGGTGTGCATCATGGACGGAACACCTGGAGAGTGGAAACCGTTCGGTCAAATAGGGGCTTAAAAATGCTAGGACAGATTAAGTTTTGGCATTGGCTAGGAAGAATAGCCCCGATGGTAGCTTTACTCGGACTTTGCCTATCTATTTGGTTAGATCCAGAACACTGGACAGAATACGTAATCATAGGAATAGCAGTAGCATTCGGATCCATAGCATTTGCATGGTGGTGGTGGGTAGTCTATGCTGTCAAAAGCCTTACAGAAATGTTAGCTAAAAGCAGAGACGACTTTGAAAAGGTTGTTACAGAAATTTCATCATTAAAAGAAGAACTAGCTAAAGGACGTAGAGCTAGAATAATTGAAAGGGATAACGTTATTCCTTTTGAAAAAGATCTTAATAAGCCCGACAGTTAATCTTTCTTTTCTAAAGACTCACTATCTACTTTTGCTTTATATTTGTCTAGTGTAGGTAAAGGTGGACAATCGTTTGCCTGTCCAGGCATATCAATTTCAATCTCAGTACCGTCTGGTTGAGTTTCTTTAGTTTTAAATGAAGTCACTTTCACCTCCATAGTAATGATTCAAACTCATATTCTGTGCATAATATTTTATATTGACGTTTTGCTCTGTAGCATTTGTAGGTCCTGACGCAGTTGTTGTGACCGTACCATTTGCTACACCATTTGCCGCACTACCTGATCCTTGATCAATTTGAGAATACCCAAAGTTTTGATAGGTCGCAGTAACAGTTAATCTTCCTGACAAATAATATCTAATCTTGAATCCATTAGTAATGCTATTGTAAGTTAACAAAGGATAAAGCTCTCCTGTGTCTAAAGCATCATGAAAGTATGCTTCTGACTGTGACTTTATTGATGCCAATGCTTCAGTTCTTGTGGCGTTGTTGGTTAGCAGATGATTAAAGTAACCTAGGTCTATTGATGAACCGTCAAATTTCTGTAAGTCATATTGTAATCTAAGCAGTGATGGATATCCATACTCGTTCCTTTGCCAGTTGGTGTTAAATTCGCCATTACCACCAGCACCTCCGTTATACATCATTTCAAAGTTACCAGCATTGTTCTGCCAACCTATGTTTATAGGTCTGTCTTTGGAAGTTCCAGTCTGATTGGTAACGTACTTGTTAATCAATATCGGACCAGTGTTATTGTTTGTAAGTGTCATTGTGAGTGTTGCTCCACTTGTTGAAGCACTCATTACAACAGGTTCACTGGTAGATTGATAATTAGGTGCACCACTGTTGCTGTTCAAACAAGAAGCAACGGTACTAGCCCAACCACTGGCGGTGTTTGAATATGCTCCACTGCCTCCTATGTAATTTCCGCTTCCATTTGTGTAAGATGTGTTGTTGGTCCAACCAACCTGTCTGTAGTTGGTAAATGTACTTGATCCTGTGCTTGTATTGTAAGTGGAATCATAGACATTTATAGTAACATAGGTCCATGTACCTCCTGCCCACACACCACCGGATGCTCCGCCAGGTAAAGTTACTTGGAATGATACGTTTCCACCTGAAGGTATTATTGCTACATTTTCGTTGGCTCCTATATTCCTATAGGTAGTTACTTTCTGGTTATAATCACCACCTGAGAAACTAGATGACAGTTCTATCTTTGCTTCACCAGGGTGTGTCTGAACGTAATTTGTGCTTGGAGTATCTACAACATAGACCGCAGTAACATTTGTAGCAGTATCAGTTTTTAAGTAGCCAACAAGTGTACCACTAGCACTACTACTAAAACCTGCGTTGCTAAAGTCAATGACCATAAGAGCGTCTGTTGCCGTTGCATTGTTTGTTACTCCTGCTGTTATTAGATTATTATTACCAAGTGTCTGTGATGTGCTAAAATATAATTTGTTTGAAGCGAACGTCATGTTTGCGTCCTTGACGTCGAATATAAATTTTTGATGTTTCTGAACAACTAGATTTGTTGCTTGACTACCACCGAGTGTGAAAGAACTACCTGATACCGCAGGAGTATATCTTATTTCATTGGCCCCGCCAGCCAATGACGTGTCACCAACGTTTCTAATGTACTCACTCAATGATATGGGATTTGTTCCTCCAAACTCTGTTTGAAGATCTGCGAAACTTATTGCTCCTGAAGTTTGAAGTGCCATTCCTACCCCTTAGATTTCAACTGCTCTATTTCTGCTTTCAATTCTTTGATTGCTTCTACAAGAAGTCCTACTGTCTTGTCGTATTGTATTCCTAGGTAGCCGTCTTTTTTCTTACGTACTATCTCTGGTAACACCTGTTGTACGTCCTGTGCAATTAATCCTGTGTCGTGTTTCTTAACAAAGTAACCATCTTCACCACCACGTTCCTTGATGTGTTCATCTGTCCAATCAAACGTTACACCTTTCAACATCATGATCTTATCAAGTGCATCTGGAATATTCTGTATGTTTTCTTTTAGTCTGCTGTCTGATGAATAGTAACCTGTGATGTTGTTGGTAGCTCTTATTTCTCCAGTTGTACCTGAAGCGGCTGTGCCAACACCAAATGAATCAAACTGTACATCATCATCTGTGTCAAGTGTTAATAGTTTACGTTGTGAGCCTGCACCACTAACTGCCGACGCGGCTAATAATGTTCTTGCCTGTAAAGGTAAATCATATACCCCAGCAGTACCTGAACCTGTAAAATATATTCCTTTGTCAGCCGCGGAAGTTAATCCTGCAAGTGCGGCCAAGTCTGCGTCATAGGCCTGTACGTCTGAGCCAATGGCAAGTCCTAGTGCTGTTCTGGCATCTGCGGCCGTTGTTGAATTCGTTCCACCTTTTGCTATAGGAACTGTGCCTAGACTTATTTGACCTGCTGATGAAAGTGACAGTGGTGATAAAACACTTACGGCCACCGTACCTGAGCCATTTGGTAGGGCTATAGTTTTAGTCTCATTATTAGTAACAGAGTCCGCACCAGTTAATACTACTTTACCTGAGCCATTGTTTGTTGCCTCCATAAATTCTATCTTACCTGCCGCAGTGGCACCTGGTGCTATCACAGGAGCAGTTATGTTCGGTGTATCTATTCCTGGAGAGTTAAGTGTCTTGTTGCTTAATGTTTCTGTACCAGTTGTAGATACTAGAGTTGCATCTGAAACAGCAGTATTAAATTCTGCTAGTGTTCCTGTTAAAGTATTATCTGTAAGATCAATACCTTTGTTTGTAAGTGTTTGTGATGCGGCTATACCTGCCACAGTATCATCACTGATAGCAGTTGAAAGTTCCGCAAGTGTTCCTGTTAAAGTATTATCTGTTAGGTCTATGCTCTTGTTTGTAAGTGTTTGAGTTGCACTTTCAGTAACTGCCGTTATACCGTTTACAGTTAAGCCTGTTGTGATTGCCACACTGGCTGGTAATCCAATAGTAAATGTTCCTGAGTTTTCACCTACCGTTACTTCACTTGCAGTTCCTTGGAAGGAAACTGTATCACCCAATGAGGCCGCTGTTGAGTTACCGCCAACCCTTGCAAAAGTTATACTGCTGTTTGATAATGAACTGTTTGCAATATTTGTTAATGTATTGTCAGGTCCATTAATTGTTTTGTTTGTTAATGTTTGTGAACCTGCCAATGTCGCCACAGTTGAATCTATTGCGTATGAAATTGTGTCAGTACCTGCTGTGGTTGTTATGTCAATACCTGTTCCACCTACAAGTGTAAGTAGATCAGCAATGGTATCTGCTACGACATCACTCTGTCCTGATACCCTAATTGTTTTAAATGCTTGTTTGGCTCCACCATAGTCGGCAGTAGCAACACCTCCTGATGTGTATGCAGGAAAGCCTGTACTGTTTAGTCCAGTGCTTAAAAGTTCGTCTGTGTACAAATCAAAATTGTTACCATCGATAACGTTCATGAAATATTCGTTACCGTTTACGTTGGTCATTCCTACAACATCAACTATGGTTACTGGTGTAGCTTCTGTGTATCCATGTGCGTTGGTAGTTGTTACCCTAGCAGGATTGCCCTGTGTGATTGCACTTATGCTCTTACTAACACCACCAATCAATGCTGAAATAGTAAGTTGGTTAGCACTATCTCTTACAATGGTCATGTTACCACCTGCCACTAGTGCTATGTCTTTGTTGTTTGAATTTACGTCAGACAGTCTTATGCTTGTGGTTGATACTGGTACTGTTAAATCATAATCAACATCTATCTTAAATGTATCCGTAGATGCGTTAGCCCCTGTAAAAGCTACACCATTACCTCTGCTAATATTCAAGCTATCAGTTACACTATCACCTTCAAGTGTAGCTTCTAGTGTTGTACCGTCTGTAGAGTACAACTTAATATATCTAAAAAAATCGTAAAATGCTGTCATTTCGTATCATGTCCTAACTTATACTGTATTTATTAAATAAAGTATCATGCTTGTAATAGGTAACGGAGAAAGTAGGCTAGGCCTAGATATAGACACATATAAACGTATAAAAATAGGCTGTAATGCAATACACAGAGACTATTATGTACATCATTTGGTGTGTTGTGACCGCCGTATGGTAATAGAAGCACAAGAGAAACGTAACTACGGTTCAATATATACTAGATCAGATTGGAAAGACCAATTTAAACTATGTGGGCTAGTACCGCCATTACCTTATGAAGGCGACACAAGGCCTGATGATCCGTGGCATTGGGGCAGTGGACCATATGCATTATTGCTAGGAGCATACCTATCTGAAAAGCACATGACTGATCCTACGATACACATAATTGGATTTGACATAGGATCTGAATCAGACAAAGTTAATAACATATATAAAAGCACACCAAACTATAATGACGCTGATACCAAACCTGTTGATCCAAGTTATTGGATATATCAAATGAACAAGGTATTTGAATGTTTTGATAAGGTACAGTTCATTTATTACAATAATAAGCCATGGCCTAAGATAATTAATAATGTAACAAGCAAAAGGACAGAAGAATTTAATGCAACACGAAGCTAGACACTATCCAGCTTTTCCAACTTTGGTTTCAAGTTTCGACTTGAAGGATCATTCTTGTGAAAAGACTGTTATTGATATGATCGAAACCTGGGAACGCACAGGTGATCATGTTTTGGTACATGAAGGTCAAAGCAGTTACATCACTGGTGATGAAATGTTTTTAAATGATAAGAGATTAGTTGACCTTTGGAAAACAATACAGGAATGTTGCGATCAATATAGCAACGAATCGGGTATTGATTACACACTTATTTCTACAAGTTGGTTTAACACATTGTATGAAAAAGGATCTGTTACTGCTCATAGACACGAAAGAAGTGTTATCAGTGGAGCATACTATCCTAAGGTAGATCCAAACAGTTCACCGTTGGTTTTTGAAAGTCCTTTACAACCATATCAAATGAACATGAACAATATAAGACAGACCAACTACAATGCTTATAACTTAGACTTTATGCCACAGGATGGCTTGTTAGTTTTGTTTCCTAGTTGGCTAAGGCATTCTGTTCCTTCAAACCCAACAGAAAAAAGATACACAATTAGTTTTAATACGATTAGAAGAGATGATAGAGAACACTTTCAAACATTAAGAGATTATAGAACGGACCCACATGAAAGCACAGATACCTGATCAACAGTTTAGGAAAGCAGACTATAATATTTTTCCTACACTGGTACAAGTACATCATATAGATTGTGACACAAAAATAGTAAACGCATTCTTAGATGATTGTGATATGGAAACTTGGCCAGATGATATAGGTAAAGGAACAACCAGTAGTAGACAAGTTGAAAACTTATTACACATAAACGAATTTGCAGATATGAAAAAAACTATCGAAGAACGTTTAAATGAATACTGTGATGATGCAGGACTTGAACCTGTTGACATAGGTAAGAGTTGGATCAATCATCAAGTACAGGAAGGTTATGTTGCTAGTCATAGACATGAACTATCTATTGTAAGTGGAGCATACTATCCAATAGTAGAAGAAGGAAGTGCAAGTATAGTATTTGAAAGTCCTATTAGAACTCCACGTATGTCTGAGATACATAACAAGGCAACAAACTTTACTGCTGATAAAATGGAATTTGAACCAAAAAGCGGAATGTTGATATTATTCCCTAGTTGGTTATACCATAGTAGCCTTCCAAATAAAACGGCAAAACGTATTACGATTAGTTTCAATACTTTTCATAAAAACAGTTGACATTTGATTGGAAAGGTTATATAATTAAACAATGAGGACTTTAACAACGTCGACCCTCTTTAAATACTCCGCCGTTATAACTGGAGAGAAATATGAGTAAACATTATAGTACAAAACATTACGGACACAACATTGGGTTGAGTGCAGTCTTTAGACAGCCAAACGCAGATCATTCACATTGTCATTTGCTACACGGATACAGTCTAGCATTTACATTTAAGTTTGGTTGTGATAAATTAGACAATAAGAATTGGGCAGTTGACTTTGGTGGGCTGAAGCCTGTCAAGAAATGGTTAGAAGATAACTTTGATCATAAACTTGTTTTAGATTCTAAGGATCCTCACATAGATAAATTTAGAGAGCTAGAAGAAATGGATCTAGCAAGTATTGTTATTATGGACGGAGTTGGTGCAGAGAAGTTTGCCGAACACGCCTTTAACTTTGCTGACAAACATATTAGAGCACAGACAGATGACAGATGTTATGTGGTATCAGTAGAATGTGCAGAACATGGAGCCAATAGTGCAATTTACGAAGGATAGAAGAAACTTCTGGGCAGAACTTAATCAAGCTAGAGCAGGTGGTAAACCTAAGGTTTGGAAACAAGTATTTCCTGAAGCAACTAATATTAACTTCCACACACTACTAGAAGCTAATCAATACCAAGCGGCAATTACAAATGATGACAAGATACTAAAAGGTACTGCTCATCTGCCAGGTGTTGAGATGGATCCAAGAGTAAAACCTTATCACATAGAGTTTATGGAAAACTATGAAAGGGTTGATACTGAAACACTTTTCAATGCTAGTTTCTTTTTTAGTTTAAGTGACGGACATCATAGTGTACACATACACAGAGATTACGAATCAGTATTACTAATTCAAGGATACGGAGACGTTACATTTATTACTGCTAACGAAGACAACAGTCAAAAAGAAGTTCATACACTTAAAACAGGCGATGCAATATTCATTCCAAGACTGTATGGTCATAAGTCGGTTCCAATGGGTCCAAGGGTAACATTAAGTTTAGGTGCTAACCCATCTAAGGCAATGACTACTAACAACTTCATGAGTCAACCTGCTAACACTTCACAGCCGTATAATTAAAGGGAGGCCATAAGCCTATGAATTATGTAGTTTGTCTAAAACACGGTGACAAATACGGTGCTGAGTACGTCAATACACTTTACAGTATGGTCAAACGACATACTACTATCCCCATTGAGTTCATTTGCTTTACTGAAAATCCTAAAGGCATCGACTCAGGTGTTCGAATTCAACCTATTCCATTGCACCCTGACGTTAAGGGTTGGTGGTATAAACCAATGTTCTTTAATCCTGGACTAAACTTTAAAGGTCCAATGCTTTATATGGATCTAGATATTATTATATTTAAAAACATAGATAATCTGTTTGAATACAAGGCAGGAGAATTTTGTGTTCTTAGAGACTTTAATAGATGCATACAATCTAATTGGGATCGTATGAACTCTAGTATCTTTAGATTACACCCAGGACAACATCAAAACGTATATACAGAATTTATGAAGGATCCAAAATATCATGCCGCAAGGTATCATGGAGATCAGGATTGGTTATATGCGAATGTAAAAACGCATTTCAATTTCTTTCCAGATGAATGGATACAGAGTTATAAATGGGAAATGCGTGGTAGACCTGAAATGAGTAGAGCTTCTGGTAAAAGAAACTTTGCAACCAAAGGTATACCAAATATACTGCCAGAGACAAGTATTGCAGTATTTCATGGCGATCCAAATCCAAAAGACTGTATTGATGATTGGTGCAGGGAAAATTGGCGATAAATCGCTTGACTTTAACCTCAACTACTAATATAATATAACTATGAAAAAAATATTTAAACATAAAGCATTTCGCATCTCGTTCTATGTCGTTATTGCATTGTTAGGTATGTTAATTACCTTTGCATACGGAACGTTTAAACCTAACTATCTTGTAAAAGAAAAACTCAAGGCAAAATACGAATCAAGTCTTGTAGCAGAATGGAATAGTTATGGTTTCATAGAACCTAGTATTGAATATTCAACAAATCTACAATTTGTAAAAGCAGTAGGTAGATGTATTGATTTTATTAACTTACACCTTGAACCACAACAAAGAGTACACAGAGATATCATTATAGCAATGGCTGTGTTAGAAACAGGTTATGGTACTAGTAGGTTTGCCAAAGAGGCAAATAATCTATTTGGTATTAGAACATGGGATAAGAACACACCACAACTTAAAGCAAAAGAAAATCCTAATGCAAGTTGGGGTGTAAAGAAATATCCAACAAAATGTTTATCTGTAAAAAACATGATTAGTATTATTAACAAACTTCATGTTTACGAAGACTTTAGAACTGAAAGAGCAAAGCAGTTTGAGTCAGGAAAGATTGATGTTAATGCACAGATTGATCATTTACATAAATGGAGTACTAACCCAGACTATACCAAGCTAGTTAAGAACAGAGCCAAAAAAGTTCATGCACAATTAGAAGCAAAAGAAGTTGACACCTTTGAGAAAAAGTAGTATAATAGTATTATGATAGAACGTATAGGTTTCGCCTGTAAATATATGCACCCGGATCAGACGCAGAAGAAAAAACTGCTAGAAGAGATCCAACGACCTTTGAACACTCGTAGCACAACCGTACAATGGTTGAATAGGCAAACACGAGATGTAGCAGAACAAAGGCTATGGGACATTATGGTTCACAACATACAGAGTTTTCATAACTTGATAGAATATGTTGGTGGACTACGAGATGAGTTACGAATGGTTCGACTAGGATCAGATGTACTTCCTGTTTACACACAGGCAGATTGGTCTTACTATTGGAAGAAGCCTGACGTAATTGCATACTGTGAAACACACTTTGCCAAGGTAGGCGAACTTGCAAGAAAGCTAGATGTTAGACTTTCTATGCACCCAGGACAATTTACTGTCCTTGCTAGTGATAACCCAGAAATAGTAAATAGAAGTATAGAGGAGTTTGAATATCATGTTGATTGCATCAGATGGATGGGCTACGGCCAACAATTCCAGGACTTTAAATGCAACGTCCATATATCAGGTAGGCAAGGTCCAGCCGGTATCCAACGAGTCCTCCCAAGATTATCTCAAGAAGCGAGAAACACGATTACGATCGAGAATGACGAAATGTCGTGGGGCATCGAAGCATCGCTCGAACTCCAAGATGATGTCGCACTCGTACTTGACATACACCACCACTGGGTACGAACTGGTGAATACATACACCCCACCGACGATAGATTTTTACGCATAGTAGATAGTTGGCGTGGCGTTAGACCTGTCATACATTATTCTGTATCACGTGAAGATCTACTTGTAGGTCATGATGCTAATACACTACCTAACATGGACGAGCTATTAGAACAAGGTTACAAGAAAGCTAAACTACGTGCCCACAGTGATATGATGTGGAATCATGCAGTAAATGACTGGGCATTAACGTTTAAACCGTCAGCAGACATCATGGTAGAATCCAAACACAAGAACCTAGCCAACTCAGCACTATTAGAAGCCGCATAATATCAGCTAAATATTAGCATGATAATAAGAGAACTATTAGAAGCCAAAGAGCAATCACTAACTCTAGAGAAGTTACCGTATTCAATAGGTGACTTGGCTCCTATATTATCAAAGGAGAACGTAGACTATCATTACAATGTTCTGTCAAAAGGATATGTGGATAGATACAATGCAGGTGAAGGAGATCCTAAATTTAATTATGGTGGTGCAAAGCTACATAATTTATGGTGGACACAATTGAAGAAACCAACAGGAACTAATACACCTACAGGTTCAATTTTGGAACTTATTAAAGACAAATTTAGTGATTATAAAAATTTCCAAGAAGAGCTTGTTAAAACTGCTATGGGCATACAAGGATCGGGTTGGGTTTATCTTTCTAAGAAAGGCGAACTTAAAACAACACCAAACCAATCTTTCAAAACAGATATACTGATGCCTGTGGATATGTGGGAACATTCATTTTCAGATTATACCAAAGAAGGTAAAGAGTGCAAAAAGAAATATCTCACTAGCACAATGAAGTTAATTAACTGGGAAGTTATTAATAACAGACTACAATCAATATAAGGAGAAATATTATGATCAATCCAATAGACTGGATCAAATCCAGATTAGACGAAAGAACATCTTGGGACGGTGCTATGCTTATAGCCATCGGAGTAATTGTTCTTATTGCAGGACCATTTGCTAAAATTGCCGCCTACGCCGCAATTGGTTATGGTGCTTGGACTCTTTGGAAAAAAGAGAAATAATCAAAATAGCTTACACGGTTGGTATTATAATTTACTAATATCAATCGTGTCAGCATCTATACGCATATTCAATTTCTTGCGTTGCTCAACACCTTTCTTTTGTGCAAATCTTTTAGGATCACATTTAGGACAAACGTGACTATAGTCGTCTGCTAGTCTTTTAGGGTCTACTTTACCCTTGTCTCGGATAAACTCCTCATGACAGTCGTCGCACTTAAATACTACTAACGTCTTTTTTCGTTTGTATGTATGGTGTTGACCCTTTTTACCTTTGCGTAAAAAGTATTGTATTTTGCGTTCAGTTCTTAAAAACATAACAACAATATTTATAAGATTACATTCGGATTATAAAGGATAGGATAAATAAAAGCAAAGAGAGATACTATGTCAATTGTAAATCTAACAGAAACAGCAAGGGAGCATATGGCAACAATGCTTAAAGAACACGATAAACCGGCTATTAGGCTAGGATTAAAGGGTGGCGGCTGTGCTGGATTCAAATACGAGTGGAGTATGGAAGACGAAATCAAGAGCGATGACGAACAAATTAAGGTAGATGGCGGTTTGTTTGTTGTAGATCCTGCGAGTGTTATGTACTTATTAGGTACTACAATAGATTATAAGAAAGAAGTATTTGGATCATATTTTGATATTAAAAGCCCTAATGCAACATCAAGTTGCGGTTGTGGTGAAAGTGTAGGATTTTAGTAAATGGCTAAACAAATAATTAATATTGGTGTAGAGGGTAATGACGGTACTGGTGATAGTATTAGAAATTCGTTTAGAAAAGCTAACGAAAACTTTACAGAATTATATGCAGTATTTGGACAAGGTGGATCGATATCATTTAGAGCATTAAGTGATGTTCCTGATACACTAACAGCCAATACGGTACCTCAAGTAAATGCGGCAGGTGATGCTCTTGAAATGAAAGCATTACAAGGTGGAATAGGTATTACTGTTACACAAAGTTCAAATGCAATTACAATTACAAACAGTGGATCAATAGTTAGTACTGATGGTATACCAAGTTTAGGTGGACCACTTAACGCGGCAAACCAAGGTATTGCTAACGTTAACATTTCACAAGCGGCCATTAACGCATTAAACTCAGCACACGGAACAAGTTTTACAGAAGACGACCTTGTTATTACAAAAGGTTTTGCAGATGGTAGATACTTAACTTCAACAGGATCGCCAGGTGCTTCCGGACAAGTTAGAGTTAGAAGTGAACCAGCTGACGCATCAGGTTATACATTTACTATTGCAAGTTATAACAACGGTAACGTTGTTGCTAGTGCGGCTCACGGATTTACAACTACTTCAAATGGTATTGCATACAAATACAAATCATCAAGCACAGATGCAACTAACCTAACAACAGGAACAACTTATTATCTAAGATATGTAAGTGCTACTGAAATGTCAATTCATGCTTCAAAGGCAGAAGCACAAAACAATGACGATGGCACTAGAGTAAGAATTGTAGCTTCAGGAGGTTCTGGAACACAGACAATGACTGATGCTGACTTTGATCCAACGTTAGCAGGATATTGGATTAAGTCAGAAGCATTACCAAGAGAATCAATTACTAGACGTCAAGGTGACGAGATGACTGGTACATTGTACTTGAATGACCACCCAGGTTCATTTGCAGGTGCAGGACAACCAAACGGAATTACAGATAGACAAGCAGTTACAAAATACTACGTAGACAATTCAGCATTTGCAAGTGCTACAAACTTATATGTTAGCACCAAGGGTGATGACGCAATGGCTAACGTGCCAGTTGGTAGTGAAGGTAGAGCTTGGAACTATGCTTACAAATCAATAGCGGCCGCGGCGGCTAAGGCAGAAGAAGTTATAACAACTTCTCCTTTAACCATTGGCCCATACAAACAAACAATTACATATAACAGTGGTGTAAGTAATTCAACAGTAGCAACAAGTGGTGTTACTAGTTCAAGTGGATACGAAGAAGTAAAAGTTCTTACAGATGCTAACTTAAAGTTCATCAGAGAAGAAACTATCAGTTACTTGAACGCAACTTATCCAACGTACTTGTTTGATAGAAGTCAATGTAGAAATGACTTAACAAGAATTGCTAACGGTATTATACTAGACATACTAGATGGTACAACTGCAAACTATCACAGTAGAAATGCAGGTTTAAGATATTACAGTACTGCAAGTGGACAAAAAGCAAGACAGTCACAAAGAACAGAAACATTAGCGGCTATTACATTTGCTAAGGCTCTACACGCAAAAGTTATTACCAATGTAATGGAAACAACATTATACCAAGGTCAATTTGCAGTAAGAACAATTGGCTTAGGTGCAAACACTATATCAATAAACACAGGTAGCAATAACTATGCTCACACTTATGTAAGTGGTGGTACAGTTACATTTAATGGCGTTGCACATACTATTACAGGTGCAACATACGATCATGTTAATGGTGTTGTTACTATTACAACTGCAACCACTCACGGTGCAGTAGCAGGTGACATTGTTACAGTAGCAAACATAACTTGGAACTGTTCATTAGGTAACAAGGTATATCCAGAAGTTCATGTACAAACAACTGACAATGCACAGGTAGTTGATGCAGTAGGACAATCAGCAGTAGCGGCAAAATGGGATATTGTTTCAACAATTATTACAGGTCCAACTATTGCAAGTGCTCCACAACTTGTTGAAGGTAGCACATGGTCAATCACAATTACAAATGGTAGTGTTGGTTATGTTGATCAAAACATATCAAGCAACCAAGACTTAATTCCAGGTAAACTTGTTGTAGGTAAAACATCTGGAGCAGTTGGTAGACTAGTAAAAATTACAGCAGGTGCAACACACGACACATTAGAATTAGAATTATTAGAACCGTTAACATTTGCAGTTGGTGAAGAACTAGATTACGGTAACAAAACTTCAATAAAGAATATTAGTATTCATGTTGAATCAGGAACATACAAAGAACAGTTTCCAATTAGAGTACCAAACGGTGTATCAATAAAAGGTGATGAATTTAGACGTGTTATAATTGAACCAGTAGACGGAGTTTCAACTTCACAATGGCGTAACGTTTATTTCTACAGAGAGCCTACATTTGATAGCATTGATTTAAAAACAACTTACAATCCAAGTGCAGTAGAACTTTTAACTTTAAACAAAGAATATTTAAAAGATGAAACCGTTGCATGGATCGACGCACAGATAGCCGGTGCCGCAGGTATATGGAGTGGCTTTACTTATGATAAGAAAAAGTTTGAAGTAGACACTGGTAGAGTTCTTGATGCATTAATCTATGATATTAAACATGGTGGTAATGAAAAGTTTTGGGATCAAGCTAACACATACTACGATGGAACAGTTTCAAACATCGCAGGTAGAGAAGCACAGACAAAAGCGGCGTTTGATCAATTAAGTTCTATTATTAGAACATACATTTTAGCCAATGCGGCTCATACAAGTTTACAAAGTGTTACAACACAAACAATTGATTCAACAGCAGGTGAAACTGCCGCAGTTACAAAAACAAATACACAATTTACATTCCTTGGAAGTGTTCTAACAAGTGGCTTGGGAAGTTTACCTACTTTAGAATCTAGCAGTTATGGTTATCATTACTTAACAGATCATACAAACTCATCAAGTACAGCTAAGAACAACAAAGAAATGGATGTCTTCTTAATGGGTGATGCAACCATATTAAGAAACATCAGTGTTAAAGGACATGGCGGGTTTATGTGTGTACTTGATCCAGAAGGATCAGTATTAACTAAATCACCTTACATACAAACTGCTTCAAGTTTCTCACAAAGCATTAACAAGAAACGTTTTGCAGGTGGTATGTTTATTGATGGTTTTGTAGGAAACCTAAGAACAAAAATTTTAAGTACAAATACAGCATACAGCATTAACGTACAGAGTGAAACAGGTGAAGGTCTAAGAATAAAAAGACCTCAAGTACCTTGCCCATTCTATGTTGATGGTGTACGTTATCAAGTTAATGCCGTTACAGCTTATGACCAAGCAAATGGAAGTGCTACACTAATATTAGATCCAACATCAGGACCATCAGGTGTTGGTTACACTCTAAACACACCTTACGCAATTACATTACAAACTGCTGGTAACAGAAGTATGTTGGCAAACGACTTTACACAGGTTAACGATCTAGGTTATGGTACTGTTGCAATTAATACAGCATTATCAGAACTTGTATCACAGTTTACATATTACAACGAAGCGGCCTACTATGCAGGAACAGGTGCTGAGATTAGATCATTAAACGGATCTAATGCTTATGGTACATACGGATTAGTTTCAACAGGATCAGATCCAAACGAAGTACCAGACACTATTGTCTTAGACAATAACATGATACAGACTGCTAAGGTCTTTGACGACGGTGGTTCAACATTTAATCATGCAATAGATCAATTATATATCTATGTGTATGACACAGAATACGTTCCTTTAGTAGGATCAGAAATTGAAATCGATCATGGTGGTACACTTGGTACAACTAGATATGAAGTTACAACTGTACAAAATCCAACACAACCTGGTTCACCTCCAACAGGAACTAGAAGCAATACAGTTTACAAATTAAACTTGGCAACAACTGGTGCTAATACTACAAGTTCAACAGGACTAAAAGCAGTATTGGCAAACGACCAGAAGGTGATGATAAGATCAAGTTCATCATTCCAATTCTCAGGTGTTGAGTCAACTACAACAAGACCAAGTTCAGCTTTAATATTTGATGAGTCAGAAACAGTTTACAGAACATTAGCATTTAATACTACAGATTCATTAGGGGCTACATTGGCTTCAGGTGTAAGACATATTAGATTTGATAGTCCATATGATTACATTAAACTAGTTATTGATAATACAAACGCCGCACTAACAACCTTTGCTGGTGCAGGTGGTACTACAATGGGTAACACAGCAGGTGACGATGTTATCGCTGTTGTAACAATTACATCACAAGACCAAATAGATAGATTAAACTCCGGTGACATGATATTTGTTTGGGATGGTAAGACACACCAGATTACAGGATACACACAAAGATCAGGATTTGGTACTATTGCAATTACAGACGTTGCTGGTAAAGAAATTAACAGTTCAAGTTTAGTAACAGGTATTCATAGCACACTGGTTAATACACAATCGGTTGTAACTTTAAGAGCTGGATTGGCTTCCACTGAAGGTGCAGAAATTACAATTAATATTTCAACTTGTAGAGCAACAGGACATGATTTCTTAAACATTGGTACAGGTGGATTTAATAGTTCAAACTATCCAAATTCAACTTTTGGTCAAGCTACACAAACAAAAGACCAAACCAAAGAAACAGACGAAAGAGATAAAGGTAGAGTATTCTACGTAAGTACAGACCAAGATGGATTCTTTAGAGTTGGTAAATTCTTTACAGTTGATCAAGGTACTGGTACTGTTACGTTCTCAGCAAGTATTGCCTTAAGTAACTTAGATGGTATTGGATTCAAACGTGGTGTTGTTGTTGGCGAATTTAGTGCAGACGACACAATGACTGATAATGCCACTGATGCTGTTCCAACAGAGTCAGCAGTTAGAGGTTACGTTAATAAGAGATTAGGTTGGGATCATGCTGGTAATGTAGTTGGAAGTCCAATAGGACCAGGTGCAGTAGCAAGAGATGGTTCAACATCATTTACTGCAAACATACCAGCAGGCGGATTTAAGATTACTAATTTAAGTGATCCATCAAGTAACCAAGACGCGGCAACTAAATCATACGTTGACGGATTGATTGCGGCTGGTGATACTATTCCAGAGAACATTGATGTTGAAATGAAAGCACCTGCGGCAAACCAGGCACTTCTTTTAACAGGTAAATTTAGACTTTATACAGCACCAGCAACAGGTGGTAACTTTGTTGCAGGTAACGTAATATCAGGAAGTAATTCAGGTGCGGCTGGTACTATTGTTGAAGTTAAGAACGTATCAAGACAAGGCGTTGCAGAAAACTTATTAATATACACAGCAACATCAGGAGCATTTACGACAGCTGATATAGTTTCAGCACAAAGTGGTACAGTTACAGCTCAAGTTAATAATGGACCACATCATGAATTTGCTACTGCGGTAGAAGAAGCAGTTTCAGATGTAAACATCCAGGTTGAAAGAACCGCAAGTGCAGTCACAGTTGATATGCAACTTAGAGCAGATAGCATTGTAAACGCAGATGTAAATTCAGCGGCGGCTATTGCACAAAGTAAGTTAAACTTAAATGCGGCAACTACAAGAGCTAACGCAACAGGTATTTCACAAAATGACTTAGGTGTTATAAGTTTAGATAGCAGTATCTTTACAGCAACTAACGGTTGGGCAACTATTGACAACGGCAAATTAGATTATAGAAAATTAATTAACATAGCTGACCAAACAGTACTTGGTAGATCTGTACAGGATTCAAGTACAGGTGACGTTACTGAAGTAACCTTTGCAGATGTTGTACAAGGTGGTGGCGGTGTTATTGAAACAGTTTCAACAACAGGTGCCGCGAACGCTCTAGTTAAAACAGATGGTAACGGTAATGCGTCAATGCAAGGATTAAAAGTTGACAGTTACTTAATTATTGATACGTCAGGTACAGAAGTACAATTTAGTACACCAGGTGGTGCTCAGTTTATGACAGCGGCTGGTACAGTTACTCCTACAGTAGCAATACCAGGAAGTGTTAACATAGGTAACACAGGAGTTACACAAGGTTCATTCCAAACTAACTCTGCATTAGCAGGTGAAAGTAGATTAGCAGTTGACTGGATACACAGTTCATTTATTGAAGCGCCAGGCGAACTTGATGCAAATTCAACAGGTATAGGTATTGGTGCTAACACAGGTTATAGTGCGGCAGGAGAAGTTTCTGTTGTGGCCGATGGTGCTACTCCACTTAAAGTTAACGCAACAAGTGTAATACCAGGACTAAACAATGTTTACACACTAGGTACTGCAACAGCTAAATGGAATACAGTTTACGCAACAACATTCAGTGGTACTGCAACAACGGCTCAATATGCTGACTTGGCAGAGAACTACGTTGCAGATGCAAACTATCAACCAGGTACAGTTATTATATTTGGTGGCGACAAAGAAGTTACACAAAGTTCATTACACAAGGATACAAGAGTAGCAGGTGTTGTTTCAGAACATCCAGCTTACTTAATGAACTCACATCAAGAAGGCGAGTTTGTTATTCCAGTAGCATTAACAGGTAGAGTAAAAGTTAAGGTGGCAGGAATCATACACAAAGGAGATATGTTAGTAGCTTCTAGTGTACCAGGACACGCATCAAAAGGTATTGATCCAACTGTTGGTTCAGTTATTGGTAAAGCATTACAAGATCATTTAGAACCTGGACACGGTGAAATTGAAATAGTGGTGGGTAGAGTATAATGGCACAGCAAAATATAAACATAGGTTCAAGTGCAAACAAAGGTGACGGAGATCCGATAAGAACAGCCTTTAGTAAAGCAGAGAACAACTTTACAGATTTATACACAAGACTAATTGTTGCTGAAGGCCAGTTAGGTGTTTCAAATACAGGTGGTGCTACTATACAACAAAGTATCATTGGAGATGTTATAGGTGCAGATTCAACTGTGATAGTTAACCATGCTACAAGCACAGTTACAGCACAAAACATCATAGGAAATTTAAAAGGTTCAGTTGTAGCAGATGACTCAACAGTAATCATTGACGGTGTAAGTGGTACTATTCCATACTCAGTATTAAGTGGTACACCAACTATACCAACAAACAATAACACGTTAACAAACGGTGCTGGTTACTTAACTGCTGAAACAATTACTTTAACAACACTAAAAACAGAAGTAGCGGCAAGTACAGACTTCGCTGACTTTAAAACTAGGATAGCGGCATTATAAATATGTTAGTAGGAAAACAAAATGGCAAATAGAATACCACTAGTAGTAGATACAACGGATAAAAAGATTAAAGAATTACCAGTCGGTGATAATTTAGATCTTGGTGGATCTGGACTTACTAACGTAGGAACAGTAAACGCAACAGACGTAAGAATTAACAACGTATCATTTAACAATCCGTTCAGTGGTGATTATAACGACTTATCTAATAAGCCAATTATTCCTACAGTACCAAGTGCTATAAGTTCTTTTGCAAACGACATTGGATATCTAGCAACAGGTACAACATCAGATCAAATAGTAGAAGGAACAACTAATTTATTCTTTTCAAATGCAAGATCAGATGCACGTATACAAGCGGCAAACATACAAACATTAGCTAACGTAACTACTCCGGTATCAAGTGATGATGGTAAAGTTCTTTATTATGACCATGCGTCACAAACTTTCAAATACAGAGCAACTGTTACAGAAGCTGATACACTAGATACAGTTTTAGCCAGAGGTGCAACTTCAACTAGAGATATATCAGTTGGTAAAGTTTATTTTAAAAACGTATTCGCAACATTGGCAGACTTACCAAGTGCAACAGATTGGCACGGAATGTTTGCACACGTACACGCAACAGGTAAAGCCTACTTTGCACACGCAGGTGCTTGGATACCACTAGCACAAGAAACTGGTGGAACATTAATACAAGTGGCGGCTGATGATTCAACAGTTAGAAATATCGGCTACGGTGAAACATTACAAATTGCAGGTGGCGGTGGAATAACTACAGCCTCAGACGCAGAAGGAAAAATTACAGTTACAGCATCATTAAACTTAGGTGATATCAATGATGTAGTTACAGCAGGTGCTAACAATGGACAAGCTCTTATTTGGGACAATGCACAAAGCAGATGGGAACCAGGAACAGTATCAAGTTCTATTTCAGAAATTGGTGACTTATCAGATGTTGATGTTACTACGGTTGCTCCACAAAATGATTATGCATTAAGTTGGGTAGCAAGTGCAAACAAATGGAGACCTCGTGCATTAAACAATATTGATGCGGCAACTATCACAGTAACAACTGACAATAGTGCGGCAACACAATATCCAATGTTTGTAGGTTCCAATGGCGGTGGTACTCAAACAGCTAGAACAGATGCAAACTTTAATTATAATCCTAATACAAATACATTAGCGGCTGTAACTTTAAACAGTACAACAATAAATGCAACAGACGTAAACGTAAGTGGCACACTAGATAACGGAACAAACGAAATTACAGTTGGCACACACTTTAAGATGGCAAGTGCCGCAGAAACTAGATACTATGCAGGTGATAACGGAAACTATACTGCCGTTAGAGCACCAGCTACACTAACATCTAACACAACATTTATTTTACCAGACGGTGATGGAAGTGCAGATCAAGTTTTAAAAACAAACGGATCAGGAGTACTAGCTTGGGTTGACCAAACTGGTGGCGGCGGAACACAAAACTTATTTGCCAACATAGCAGTAGCAGGACAGAATACAGTTACAGCAGACTCAACAACAGATACATTAACTCTTGTTGGAGGAACCAACGTAACAATTACAACTGACTCAGGTACAGATACAATTACAATTAACTCATCAGGTGGCGGTGGTGGAGGAGGAACTCCAGGAGGTTCTGATACACAGGTTCAGTTTAATGATGCAAGTTCATTTGGTGGAGATTCAGGTTTAACTTACAACAAAACAACTGATACACTAACAGGTGTAACAGGATCGTTTACAACTATAAATGCAACAACTATTACAGCAGACACAATGCAAACATCAGGAACTGGTGTACCAACATTTACAAGTGCAAGTAATATTATATTTGATGCCGCGAATGCTGTGGTATTACAAAGAACACCTTTAAGACTAGGAAGTTATGACCAAGATGGAATAAATGGTTTAACAGGACAAGCAGGTGATATGATATATGATGCCAACGTAGGTGATGTTGTATTCTACAATGGTAGTACATGGAAAAGTACAGGCGGACAATTTAGCTTTAGCATAGGTGCTGATGACTCTTCGATGATTGCAATTAACAGCAACGAATCAATTAAAATTATTGGTGGTACAAGAATAACAACTGCAAGTGATACAGAAGGTAACATAACAATTAATGCAGGTAATACTGATCTAGATGATCTAGCAGACGTTACTATATCAACTCCAAGTTCAGGACAGTTCTTAAAATGGAATGGTAGTGCTTGGGTAAATGATACAATATCAGGAATTTCAATAAGTTCACCGGCGGCTGGTGATATGGTTTACTACAATGGTAGTGCTTGGGCGGCAACACAAGGTCCAGTTTACTACTACACGGTAACATCAAATGGTGCAAGTGCATATAGATTTGCAGGACCAGGTGTTAGTGCAACAGCTGACAATCCAAACTTTACATTGTACAAGGGTGCTACTTATATCTTTAATAACACTACTGGATCAGGACATCCATTTGCAATTAGAGTATCAAATGGTGGTAGTTCATTCACAGAAGGTGTTAGTGGAAGTACTACAGGAACGCAAGTATTTACAGTACCACATGAACCAAGTGATACGTCATTGGTATACCAGTGTACTATTCACGGGGGCATGGTAGGTAACTTAACAATAGTTTAGGGGTTACTATGTCAGAAAAACATTACGTTGTTTCATTACATAAAGGGGTAGACAAGGAACAGTTCTTAAATGAACTGAATACTTCTACATCTATTACTGACATTCCTGACAGAGAAGTTTCAACAGTAAACGAAAGACCAATTAGTAAACGTATGTTGGAGGTTGCTCTTACAGATGAAGAAGCAACAGCATTATTAAAAGATTCAAGAGTAGGTGGTGTAAACGAACCTTTGGTATGGGACGATGAATGGTTAGACTACGAACAAGCAGGAACATTTATTAGAAATGCTACAGCTACTTCAAGAGATAATTGGGGATTTAAAAGACACGTACAAGAAAGCAATCCTTGGGGAGCAGGTTCTCAGACAGGTGACATAGGTGGATCACATGATTATCATTTAGATGGTAGTGGTATTGATTACATACACCAAGAAACAAAATTTAGATATGATCACGAAGAATGGCAAGACAAGAACGGTAACAGTCGCTTACAACAGTTTCAATGGAACACACTTCCTAACTGTTCTTCAATAGCAACACTAGACTATACTAATTCAGCAAGTTCAAGCTATCATGCTACTCACTGTGCCGGAACGGCAGTTGGTAAAACATATGGCTGGGCCAAGAACGCAAACATATATTGTTTGGATATGAATACAGTAAACTCAAGCTATTGGTTTGATGCTATCAAAGAATTTCACAAAGCAAAAACTGTTAATCCAATTACAGGATTTAAAAGACCAACAGTGGTAAGTGCTAGTTGGGGATATAAAAGTTACTTCTCAAGTATCACTGATATAAACTTTAGAGGATCAAGTGTTGGTTCTGTAAAACAATCACAATACGGAATGATCGGAGATGGTGCAAATAGATTCAATGCACAGATTTACAACTTGATGGCAGAAGTAGAAGAAATGCAAGACGAAGGTGTACACTATCATAAGAGTGCAGGTAACCAAGGACAAAAACTTTGTTACTCAACTGATGTGGATTATAACAACTACATTACAAGAAGTATTAATTCAGGAAATATTACAGCAGGTAATCCTATATACTATAACAGAGGTGCAGGTAACATAGGCCCTCATACTATTGTTTGTGGTAACTTAGATAGTGCATTATATTCAAGTTCAGAAGCCTGTTCAAGTTCAAGTGATAAAGGACCAAGAGTAGATGTTTATGCGGCAGGTACAAATATTGTTAGTGCTACAAATTCTAACAGTACTGCAATATTAAATCTCAGTGGAACATCAATGAGTACTCCTAATGTAGCAGGAATGAGCTGTTTGGTATTACAACTTAATCCGGGATACACTCCTGCACAACTACGTGAGTGGTGGCATAAGAATAGTATCAAAGGATTATTATATCAAGGTTCAACAGATGAAAATACACCATCTAACTTCTTTAACAATAACAGAAACTTGATGAGTCCAGATGCAACTTCAAATAGAATTGCATTCTTTGGAAACTTAGGTAAGAGTAAAACGTTTAGTAAGAAAAAAGGTTTAGACACAACAGGTCCAACAGGATTTAAAGCGAGTGGTAACTAATGGCACAAGAAGAATATAGAGTAATAACAAACAAAGGAATAGATGTAGCTGAAATAGACTATGACTTACAAAGAGATACTAGCAGTGATGCTGGTGTTGATTCAAATGTCTTTCCTGATAGAACCTGTGATGTTTCACACGCAAAAGCAACTAACAATAGAATAACTTGTTATATGCTTGAACCAGCAGAAGCAGAAAAACTAAAAGCTGATGGAAGAATACTTGACGTTGAACCTTCAAGCATAGATCAGTATGCTGAACCTTATGCAGTACAAAATGATAATTTCCAAAGAACAACAGTTGACCAACAAACTGATAAAAATTGGGGATTGTATAGACACTTGTTTAAAGAATGGCAAGCCGATCAAGCGGCAGACCAGACTTTCACAGGAGATTACAACTACACACTAGATGGAACAGGTGTAGACATTGTTATACAAGATGACGGTGTTGATCCTACAGGACATCCTGAGTGGGAAGATTACAATGGGGTTACAAGATTTAATCAAATAGATTGGTATGCGGCATCTGGTGTAAGTGGAACCATGCCAAGTGGTCACTATACAAACAACTATTCAGATACGAACAGAGCAGGTGCTCATGGTAGTCATTGCTGTGGTATTGCCGCAGGTAAGACATACGGTTGGGCCAAGAATGCACAACTATATTCAGTAAGACTTTTTGGTGGAACGAGTGCTATGTCAATGAATGATATCTATGATGTTATTAGAGAATGGCATTTGAAAAAACCTATTGATCCTAACACAGGATTTAGACGTCCTACTATTGTAAATCAAAGTTGGGGTTATTCTAATACATATTCAAATAATGGACAACTAACATCAATCTATTTCAAAGGTGTTAATCAGAATATTACACCAGCAAACTTTTCAAGTGCATTTGTAAACTATGGAATGACTGGTAGTAAACACCCTATACAAAGTAGTTCAGCAGACGTAGAACAACAACAGCTAACTGACGCAGGTATTATTTGTGTCAAGGCGGCCGGTAACGCATATCACCCTTGTGCGTATCTAACAACAGGACAATATGGAAGTGGTATATATGACAGTTATTACACCACAGCTACTTATGGAGCATATCGATTCTATTACAATCGTCCTAGTTCACCACATAGTGAAGATACTTTATTTGTCGCAAATATGGATACTCAACAATATGGTAGTGAAGAAAAAGTTAGAATAGATAGTGAACGCGGACCAAGGATAGATATTATTGCCGCAGGTGATGATATTTCTAGTGCAACTAGCCAAGTAAGTGCATACGGAAGTAAACAGCTATATCCAGGAAGTTCAACACACTACATGGCTAAGATTGGTGGAACTAGCATGGCGGCTCCACAAATATGTGGAATGGGTGCTTTATGGCTACAAGCAAACCCAGGTGGAACTGCGGCACAGTTTAAAAAGTTTTTAACAGATAATAGTACACCAACAGCATACGACAGTGGTACAGCAGAAAGTTTTAGCTATGGTAACAGTTACCCACGTTTATACGGTGCTCCTAACAGAGTAGCACACTGGCCTTATAGCAGTCCAAATCCTCTTAAATTTAGAGGTACTAGTGGTAATGATCAAACGGACTTATAGAGCATAAATACAGTATAGGATAAGAAAATATGGCTTTACAAACAATTAATATAGGAACACTAGCAAACGACGGAACAGGTGATGATCTGCGTGAAGCATTTATTAAAGTTAATCAAAACTTTGATGATTTAGATCTTCGTTCACCAGAGTCAACAACTGTATCTAATTTAGGTAATACAGGTGAGGGTGTTTTTGCACAAAAGGTTGGTTCAGCTTTACAATTAAAAAAATTAGTTCAAGGATCTAACGTAACACTAACTAGTTCTACTACAGGTATTACTATAAATGCTACAGGCGGATTACAACAATTAAATGTTGTTTCTGATGTAGGAAGTATGCAGTTAGCAGATGGACAAACATTAAACATTCAAGGTGGAGCAGGTGCAAACACTAGTGTAAGTGGAAATATTTTAACAATTAATTCTACTGCTGATGTTGTATCAGACACTACACCACAATTAGGTGGAAACTTAGATGCTCAAGGAAATGATATTTCAAATGTAAATACACTTACAGCAAGTAACTTTGCAGGTGCCTTAACTGGTAACGTACAAGGTTTAGTATACGGGGTTGATATTAGAAACATTGAACCTAATACAGCTGGATTTGATTTTGGATCTTTAAGTAACGATGTTAGAGGTTTGTCAGATTGGTTAATATATCAAACTGATATTGACTTTGGTGCTATGTTAACACCAGATGCAAGATCCTTTGACGCAGGAGTAATAAGCTAATGGCAACACTAACAGTAACATCAAACGGTTTACCTAATCCAGCACAATTTGGAAAGGCATTCGGTAATAACGCATTTTCACCAAGCGCCAATACAGCGGCGGCACAAACATATAACTATTCATTTACTTACAGAGGTGGAACTAATACGTCTAACCCACAATTAGTAACTGCTCTTACACCAATTGGAATTATGAACAATGGTGTTGTATTTTTTAGCCCATCAGCGGGAGTTGCCGCGGTACCTCCAGGACTAGATCCAAGTACAGACGCACCAGGTACAGGGTTTGAATATAATGCTGTACAATTTAGAACAAACTATGGCGGAGATGATGCAGGTGGATGGCCAGAGCTTTCAGGACAATATCATTATATGTCAGGACAGTTTTTAAACTTACCAACAGGTTCATCAGAAGCAAGTGCAGGCTGGAATACAGCAATGGTTACAGGTGCAACTCCGGCGGCAACATATTATACAGCAAGTAACTTTAGTGGAGATCACTTTAGACACGCAGATGGACACAGTAAAATTTTAGGATATTGTTTTGACGGTTATCCTATTTACGGACCTTATGGTTATTCAGACTACAATGATCCATCATCAACAGTAGTTAGAATGACAAGCTCTTATCAATACTATTCAACAGAACCTACAGGTAGAGGTTACTTGTACGGTGCCAAAACAGCAGGTACATTTGTTAACGATCATGAGTATCAAATTGGTACAGGTTTATTAGATGAATACAACGGTAGATTTGAAAAAACACCAGAATATACTGCTGGTACATACTGTTATCATGTAACAGTAGATTCAAATTTACAGCCCGTATATCCATATATTGTTGGCCCTAGCACAAAACAACAAAGAGCATTTTAATAGCCATCACGATCCGATAAATACTGTAACAGTAAGGATTTGATATGGCAGTACCACAGTGGACACAAAATTCAGGATATAGACTAGCAACTCTGCAAGAAAGAGTTACGACTTCTATCACTTTACCTATTGCTCCAGGTTCAGCAAGTGGAACAGGATTTGATCCAGGAACAACTTCTATCAGTCTTCCAGCTCAATCAAGAATACAAAATGCTACAAATATAGGTATTTCCAAAACTTGGACACAAGGTGGATCATCTGTAACATATGATTATCCTTTTGCTATTAGAATTCCAACAATACCTGCACTAACAAATAAACGTTTACCTGTTGCAATACTATTACATGGTAATGGTGGTAATGGTCCTAACGAAATTACTGCTTGGGAAAATTACTTAGGTGATCATATTCTTATTGCACCAACTGGTTATAATAATGCTTGGAACGTTGCACACGAAAATACAAAAGCACCAGACGTTGAAATGTTGCAAGACTTAATTACACAATTAACAAATTATTCAAACGTTGATAATACTAAAATTAGAATAGTAGGATTTAGTAATGGTGCGGCATTGGCTAATAGAGCATACGTACAGATAGATGATACATCTTTGGATGTCGTTTGTACAATAGGAACACAATTCTTTGATCCTATGTTTAGAAATGATACATTTTATATTCCATCTGGAGAAACAGGTGTTACGACAGCAGAATACAATACTGCAAAGACTCCTTTAAAAGGAAGAAAGTTTTTAAACATACATGGTACAGCAGATACGGTCATTCCTTACGCAGGAGGATCTCATGCGTTTGGATATAGTTTCTTAGAAGCCCAAAATAGTGTTTACCAAGTAGCGAAGTCACAAGGATACACAGGAGGAATCATTCCAGATGCTGGTGGTGTATATTATGGTGTTACCGGTGTTTACTATTATTCATATCTAGCAGGTCAGGTGCTACATTACAAAACAAATGCCGCACATGGCGTAGAAGATTATATGAAACAAATAGTAGGTAACCAATTAACATATACTCAAGCAAGTGCTCCAGACATATTTTTAGAATCTGGTTCTGTTACAGATATTAATTTAAACACAGATGTTATTACAGTTATTAGTGGATCATTACCAGATGGTATGCGTTTACTAGATAATAAAATTGTAGGAACACCTTTTGAAGTAGCAAGAGATACAGACTACGAATTTGTTCTTAGAGCAAAAAACAATGATGGTACTAGAGATAGAACATTTAAGATTCAAGTACAAGGTGCTGACAATCCAGTATGGACAACTAATACAGGTAAACTACCTTTAGGACCTAACAACAGTTTTTACATATTAGATAGTAGCATAGTTGACTTCCAATTAAGTGCCATTGATGCTGATTTACCAACAGGACAAAGTTTAGAATATTTTATATCAGATGGTGACGGTACGCTACCTCCAGGAATAACGCTAACCACAGATGGTAAGCTAGTTGGTATTGTTGATCCTATAATGGCCTTAGATGCTAGAAGCGGAAATGGATATTACGATCAAACACAATATGATACCTTTGCTTTTGATTATGGAATGAGAAGTGCAAACGGTTTTGAAAGTTACTACTATGATACTCAAGGTTATGACTACGCAATACCTACACAAAGTCCAAAGAAATTAAACAGGATATACGAGTTCACTGTAAGTGTTAGTGATGGCGATACTATTGAAAAACGTAAGTTTCAAATATTTTTAGTTGGAGATGATTTCCTACGTGCAGATAATACTATCATGCAGATAGGAACAGGAATATTTACTGCTGATAATACATATCTAAGAACGCCATTATGGTTAACTCCAGCAGACTTAGGTTACAAAAGAGCAAACAACTATGTAACAATATTTTTAGAAGTATTTGATCCTAATACACTTACTGGTGTATTGTCATATGAACTACAACAGAATAATGATGACGGTACAACAAGTACCATACCACCAGGAATGACAATAGATCCAACAAGTGGTGAGATTGCAGGACGAGTACCTTATATGCCTGCGGTAACTAAAGAATATAAATTTACTGTATCAGCTAAAAGATATACAAGTATTAGCAAAGCATCTTTGATAGCTGAAAAACAAAAAACATTTACAATTAAAATATTAGGTGAAGTTGAAAGTACAATTACTTGGAATACTGCGGCGGCACTTGGTAGCATTAATGCAAACTTTATCAGTACATTTGCCGTAAGTGCTACAACAACAGTTTCAACATCATCATTGTTATATGATATTACAGCAGGAATTTTACCACCAGGACTTGTATTAAATTATAATGGTGAGATAGTAGGTAAAGTAAGACAGTTTGCTAGTGGTACACTACTAGGACTAACAACTATTGATGGCAACGACTTTTCAATGGACGGTGGTACAACTACTACTGATAGAAAATTTAAGTTTACAATTCGAGCAAGGGATAGATTTGGATTTAGTGCTACTACAAGAGAATTCAATATTATAGTAAGCGATCCTGACAACATAACGTACAGCAATCTCTACGTAAAACCCCTTCTTAAAAGCACACAGAGGTCTGCATACAGCAACTTCATCGGTGATCCTAATGTGTTTACACCCGCATCAATTTATAGACCAAACGATCCAGAATTTGGTTTACAGAAGCAGGTTAAGATGTTAGTTTATTCAGGATTGGAAACAAAAGAGATTAGAGAATACATCGCGGCAACTAGAAAAAATCATAAAAGAAAAAGATTTAAAATGGGTGCAATAAAATCTGCGATAGCAAGAAAGACAGGAAGTACAGATACAATATACGAAGTTATATATGTTGAAGTTATTGATCCTAGTGATATAACATCAGGTGTTACTTCAGTGGCATCTAAACAAACTATTTTAAATGACAGAAAAATTACTGTTGATAGTGTAGAGTACGAAACAGGAGATGATGCATCTAAAGAAGGTGCTGGATTGGCAGTATTTGAAATTACCAACTCAATTGGTCAAACAGTATTAGTTAGAGCATTTGGAAATGATCTAAATATCCTATCTAGAAACGGTGGTAGTGTTACTATTGACGCTAATGGTATTATACAAGTAACTACAAGAAGTGGTGCTGAACTAACAGCAGGACTAGTAGCTACAACATCAAGTGATCCATTTAGATTTAGACCGGACGGAACACCAATTAAGGTATCAAGTGATGCAGTTAAAATTAGTGATCCAAGTAGCCAAACTAGATACATTAGTAATATAACTAATATGAGAGAAAATTTAAGTAAAGTAGGAACTACAGAGCAAAACTTCTTACCATTATGGATGTCTACTGCACAGACCAATACTGTAGAAGAATTAGGCTATGTAAGTGCTATTCCGCTATGCTACTGTAAACCAGGTACAAGTGCCCAAATACTGTTAAATATACAGAATAATGGCTTTGATTTTAGACAGCTAGACTTTGAAATTGACAGATATGTTATTGATAACACCACTGGAAACAGCTTAGAGCAGTATATTCCGTTCGGGAATTACAGCTTTAATGTTTAGCAGGATAAATATATACACTAGAGAGGAACAAAAATGGCAAGTAATATAGACGCAACCAGCATTGATGCAACATTTCCTATAGCAGGTCAAGACAACGACTCGCAGGGATTTAGAAATAACTTCAATACTGTTAAAAATAACTTTACAGCGGCAAAGAGTGAAATTGAAGCTCTTCAAACAAATACTGCAAAGCTAAATGCCGCAAACAACTTTCTAGGAAATGATGTTAGTGGTGCAAATTTAATTGCTAACACGCAAAAATTATATGCAGGTGGAACAATTACAGGCCCACAAAACGTCAGCTTTACAAATGGTAATTATCAGACGTTTACTATTGGGAACAACCTTACACTTACATTTGCAGATTGGCCAACAGCAAACAAAGTAGGAAAAATAAGATTAGTCTTATTAGATACACTAGGCGACAGTACAACTAGAGTTGTAACTTGGGCAACAACAGGTGGCGGAACTATTAAATATGGTCCTGGCTTTCCTAGCCCATTTAACGTTGCTTCAAATGTTAATCCAGTAGTAGTAGACTTTTGGACTGACGATGGTGGAACTACTGTGTATGCAGAGTACGTTGGCGTATTTACTTAATAGGTAATTATTATGGATCATCCGCTAGGTGAAGATACCTCGGTTATGTCAGACGAACAGATACAAGAAAAGATTAGTATGCTGACAAAAAAATATTTCCAAACTAGAAATCCGGAAGCCAAATCACAAATAAATTTAATGCTTGATATGTACAAACTTGAGAGCAGGGATCGACTTTTGAAAAAACGAGCAAATGGATCCAATAATGATCTTGACAAATTAATCAACATCGAGTAAACTATATATATGCTGATGAAAACAGATAACCTAGGAATACCACGATTTACTAACAAGGATTTATTAGATATGATCTATACAGGTCATATTGATAAATGTCATGTGGTACTGTGTGATCCTAATGATGACATAGATAAATTTAATATTCATGCAAAAGAAAATGGAATTGATACACTTAAAAAGTATGTTCCAATTGATGTTGACAAAGACAAGTTTGATAAGACATTACAATCAGAATGGTTTATGCCAGAAGAATATAAGAACCTAGATATTGAAAACTATGTTATTGGTAAATGTAAAAACCCAGAAGAAATAGTAAGGGTAGAATCAGAATTAAGAGCTTTTGAAGAAAGAGATATGTATAACTTATTACGTTATATGGTTTATTTGGTAAGCTATATGCGTGATAACAACATACTATGGGGTGTAGGACGTGGATCTAGTACTGCTAGTTACGTTTTATATTTGATTGGAATACACAAGATAGACTCAATCCAGTTTGGACTAGACTGGCGTGAGTTCCTTAGATAAATACGTATATAATAGGAGAATGTTATGGCAGTAAAACAAAGCGGTCGAAAGCAATATAAATCAATGCAAGGTAAAATGGTTGATATGGATTTGCTTAGACAAAGAAATGAACTTACTCCGGCTGTAGGAAATGCTCGTGTAAATGCACGTGGCGATGAATTAGGTCCGGGTGGTAAGATCATCAAAAAACGTGAAGATGTTTTAGGTGAATACTATAGAGATCATCCACAAGCCGTTCCGAATGAAGTACCAGGAGAAGGTATTTCAGAACCAGATGCAGAAAGTAAAGATGCTATTAAAAAAGTAGCTGAAGAAACTGCACCAGCGGTAAAGGCGGACGAAGCAAGTGATGAGATGGCAGAGATCGATGCTGAAGCTGATGAAACAGGTACAGCATGGGTAGAAGATGCCGATGGTAATTTTGTAAAAAAGGACAAGTAGTTAATGGACGCAACCACACTAGGTGCTGGGCCTAAGCTCAAACCAAACCTAAAGGGTACACTACGACCTATCAAAGATCGTGTTCTTGGTTATAACATGAACTTTGGTGAACGTACAACTAAAGGTGGTATCATTATAACTAGTGACGATGGCCAGGAACGTGGTATACGTTCTCGTTGGTGTCAAGTATATGCCAAAGGGCCAGATAACAAAGATGACTATGAGGTAGGTGATTGGATCTATGTAGATCATGGTCGTTGGAGTAGAGGCGTAATGCTTGATGAGCCTGACTTAGGCAAAATTGAGGTTAGACTTATAGATACCAAAGACGTTCTTTTAATGAGTAAAGAAGTTCCAGACGATGAAGGTATGGGACATTCAACAGACTTATCTCAACCAACAATCGATCCTAGCACATTCGTTAACGAACAATAAGAAAGGAAACATCTTGCCTAATATAGATCTCAAAAAATATGAACACTTCGTTGAGAAGGTAACTTCAGAAGAAAGCAACGATTGGGCATATACCCAGGCTCGACTACATGAGCTGAATGATAAAGTAAATATTTCACTATTGATGACAGGCGGAATTGGTCTATCGTCGGAAACAGGAGAACTAAATGAAATTATTAAAAAATGTATCTTCCAAGGTAAACCTATGGATGATGAAACTATATTTCATTGTAAACGAGAACTTGGTGATATTATATGGTATTGGATCAGTACTTGCCGTAGCCTTGGCCTTGACCCAAACGAGGTCATAGAAGAAAACGTTAAAAAGTTAGAATCAAGATACCCAGACGGAGAATTTGATGTGCATTATTCAGAAAACCGCCAGGATGGTGATCTATAAAACATTGGCAGATTAAATACTGTCATGGACCTAGAACTAGAAAAAATCAAAGTATTAGATGATGTTGTACCAAAATGGTTGCATCAAAAGGCAGTAGAAACTGTACCTTACCTTCCTCTTAAATGGGGACACCGAGGACTAGGACCTTCACAGGGTTATCAGTTCTTTAGTAATCAATGGAAACACGAAGAAATTGAAAAAGCACCTTGGGTGCTACAAGCCATATGGATGGCGTTTGAAGAAAATAAACACCTTATCGGACCCGATGTTGGTGACCTACAGCTTAACCAAGTTCAAATTAACTTAACAACTAAGGACCATATAGGTGGTCTTCATGTAGATATTCATGACGGTACAGAAGCATACACCATGGTATATTCTGTATGCGGTGATAGTGGTATGGACTTCTGGAGTAACAATCCAGAACATATTAATCCACGTATTGCTGAGTTGGCTGACAAGGTTGGCAAAGGAGAAGCTACGCAAGAAGAAGTAGAAGAAGAAATGCGTAAGACAAAAGAACGTGCAAGTGCAGAAGGTGGCTTAAGAACAAAAGACGCTACTTGGTACGAAGATGACTTTAGTAATCATGAAGGTGAACTAGACTCATACAAGTGGCATTCAGTTGGATACAAAGACGGAAGGTGTATTGTATTTCCTAGTAAGTTTATACATCAAGGATTACCACCTAAAAAGTTTAGTCCAAGAGTAACTATAGGATATATTTTTAGTGGAAAGGCTTCTCAGTTTGCTAGAGATAGAGGAGTCATTATGCCGATATTTAAAAAGGAGCAAGAGAACATTGTCAAATAATATTATAGTAATGGACGATATCGTTCCTGATTGGTTACAAGAACAATGTGAAGCTACATTGCCACATCAGCCAGTAGTGTTTGGTGAAAACGGATTTAGTTCTCATTGGCCAGATCTAAATAATTTACCTTGGGAAATAAAAGCCCTTTGGTGTGCATTTAATTATAGAAGACATGATATCAAAGCTAAGATTCCTTTGTTTGGAAAAGCTGGATTTTTATCTTTGTTAAATGTAAAAACAATAATGTCAACAGAAGAACATTTTCCTGACATAATTGCATTTGACGAACCATATGATACTGATGCTTCAGGTAAAATGGTTTACTCTGAGAAGTCTAATTGGGTATTTTATTATATGTTACAAGGTGACAGTGGAATGGAATTTTATCATAGAGATGGTAAAACTATTTTTGAAACAGTTGATTTCAAAAAAGGTAGATGCATAGCCTTTCCTGCTCGAACTGTACATAAAGAACTAAAGCCAAAAAAACTTACTCCGAGATTTAGTATATCTTTCCTTTTTTCAGGATTATATGCTTGACTTTTATTAAACTTTATTGTATAATATAACAAAATAGGAGTATATATGAAACTTCCAGCAACGGAATTACAAGGAATCGGTACCACTGGTGCTACAGGCATTGTACTGATGACCTTACATATCTTAGGATATTTAACAGGGTGGGCTTGGCCTATATTATATGTAGTTTTGATTTTGATGGGTATCGGACAGGAACGTGGTGCCACTAAGAAATGAAAATAACAATAAGTGACATTGGTGGTAGTATTGCCAAAGAAGACGAAAGATACGTTGTAAAGGATAATACAACACTAAAAAATCTTGTATTGAGTAGTACTGATTTAAAACCAACAAAGTCAACTAGTGGACATAAGCATAAAGGACAAGAAGAAGTTTATTACTTTATAAAAGGTAGTGGCAGAATGGAACTAGACGATAAAACAATAAGTGTCAAAGAAAATGATATAGTATTAATTGAAGATGGTGTATTTCATCGTGTTCATGCAGGTCCAATGGGTTGCTATTTTGTTTGTGTTTTTGACGGAAGAAGATCACATTGATTATAGGTATTACATTTAGCTCATTTGACTTATTTCATTCAGGTCATGTTGCTATGCTCAAAGAAGCAAAAGCTAATTGTGATCATCTAATGGTAGGTGTACAAACTGATCCAACAGTTGATCGTCCAGAAAAGAATAAACCTATCCAAAGTGTTTTTGAAAGATATGTACAACTAGAAGGTTGCAAATATATTGACCAAATTGTTCCTTATGCAACAGAAAAAGAAATTGAAGATATACTTTTAACATATAAAATTGATAAACGTTTTATTGGCGAAGAATATAAGACAAAAGAGTTCACTGGTAAGCAATTATGTGTTGACAACGACATAGAATTGTACTATAATAAAAGACAACACTCTTTTAGTACAACTAATTTGAGAACAAGAATA